CTTCTGTGATTGGATAATTTGAAACAATATGCCCCACAATCACATTCTCATCGTGATTTAGATTTGTCGGTTTATGGTTTGGGCTTTCTTTTGCCTTCCATATTTCTTCTGGATCAAATACATCATCATTCTTATTCCATGTAGATGAAACTAGAATAGATTGAACATAATACATATCTGGATCTTGAATAGAGCCAAAAGCCTTCATCTTTTTAGATGATGGATCAACAGACAATGGCTCAACAACAGAAGCAAAAGACACACTTTTGTCTTTAGCTACTGCTTCACCAATACCGTCATCATATTCTTGTTGAAATACTTGCATTTTTTAGCCTCCAGAATCAACCATACACCATAGAATAAAAATAAGCCTTTAATTGCTTATAATCTTCTGTTGTAAGGTCTTTATCTATATTAGATTTAATTTGTTTAATGAAGTTTTCGTATCGAGGAACTGCTTTTGAATTTTGAGAAGCCACAATTTTATTCTTGATTAAGTCTTCATTGCAAGCATCAGAAGGGTTAATAGAAAATAGAATAGCTGTTTTGACCCTATCTGTTTCAGAATATTCTGACTGAGACAAACTTCTCATATTTTTTTTACCATAGAAATCTAAAAAGATAGGATTGATAATATCTGAAATTTTTTCTTGTAAACCAAGGCTCTTCATCATAAGAGATGCTCCTGTTTGTGGAGCAAACTCTTTCTCTTTTCTCTTGTCTGAATCTTTTGCATTTTTGGGTCTTCCCTGACCAGGAACCCCTTGAACTTCTTTTTTGGGTGCAAACTTACTTTTAAGTTCTAGTAGGGTCTCTTCAGAATCCAGTTTCTCATCTAGTTTTAATCCTACCTGATTAGGAGTAGCTATACCTAGTTGTAAAGCGGCCTTCTTTAGATTATCATTTGTTGATGTATATGGTCCTAGTTTCTGTGTCATTCTGCTTGATGATCTTTCTTTATCCTCACGATTGATTCTTACATTCTCAAGTTCAGGATCAGCACCAAATCTCTTCTGAACAAATTCGTTAGATATAATATTTCTATCTGCTAGTTGGATAATAAGGGCTTTTTCTGCTTCTTCGTTAGATAGGTCCATTCTATCAAATTCAACCTTAGCAGAATATCTGAATCCCATAGCCTTTTGGATCATGTCTAATTCTGCTTGCCAAAACTTTTGTAGAACATCTCTACCATACTGTAATCTTTGAGTGAGTGTTTTTAGACTGATGAAATTATTGGTAGTTCCAGCTGCACCATATGTTCCCGTTAGTGTTGGAGGAATACCGAGGCCAGCATATACATTATTAAGGTGTGGAGTATATTTAGCTTCTCCAAGGAACTGATGAACATTTGTGTTTGACTCTAGAAGCTCAATATCTGGACCCCAAACAATATCCATAGTACCACCGCCAACATTATTCTGTAGAATAGATGCAAGTTTAGAAGCAGCAGCTTTTGTTGGGGCAATTTTATGATCTAGATTACCTAGTTTAAATATACGAATATTAGAAATAGCACCATCTAGTGCTGCCATATCCGCAAGCTTCAATTTCTCTAAGACTGTAATATCATCCATGATTGAATAAATCATAGGAAATGCCCAAGTCTGCCAATCATCTTTCTTATAATGGTTCACAATGACTTTATCTGGATCTAGATAGTAAGGCTTACGAGTCTTAGCTGCTTCAATAACCTCTGGCGGCAATTTTGCTACCATAAATTTTTCAGCATCATTTTTGGGAGAATTAATGATCTTTCTAAGATGTGCTGGCAACTTCAACCCATAAGCCTTTTTACCACCTACAAACGAAGCTAACGGCCCAGCAGCAATTTCAATATAAACAGGATCAATGAAAGTATATCTCCAAGGAATCTCTTTCTTGCCTAAAATCAAAGTTTGACTCTTGATGTCCGTATCAGAGAAGTCTGCCGCATTGGCTTTATACATGTTCTGAATCGACTTGTTAGAAAGCTTTGCAGTTTGTCTGGTTATAACAATATTCCCAGAACGATATAAGTTATTAAGAAATCTCTCGCTTCTATCTTTACCGCCTACCTTTTTAAACCAGTTTCTGTAGAATCTTTCAATTCTTCTGTTTGGATGCGATATCGTAATACCTTGACTAGAAAAATCACCCATAAGGTCAATAACATTTTTTACTAAGCCTACTCTTTGATAAATATCATCTGCTCTACGAAGAATAGCTTTATGATGATCCGGAACAGATTCTTGGGGTCTAAAATAATCATAATCAGATCTTGAAAGACCAGGTCTACTTGATATGTTGGGAAGAACATTTGAAAAGTCTGTTCTCATCGTGGTTCTGCCAGCAGCAGCCGAAGCGTGCTGAATACCAGCATATTCTTGTAAGGATTCTCCAGAAGCGTTCAATGCGTTCTTCTTGCTTTCCTCGTCATCTCCCCAGAAATAAAAAGCATCTTCAGATTTGTTCATATTATTTTCACGTTAGATTTGGGTAATGTGATTGCAATGGTATTGTTAAAGTAACATACACCTTATTTGTTAATTCCTATATAAATATCAGCGTTTGCATTGCTTGTAAACCAACTAGGACCTTTATACATTTCGTTATCTTTTGTTTGGACTATATCTCTAGTAGATCCTCCTATTACATTATATTCGACTTCAGCTAATTGTAAATCTAGCTGTCTAGCGATCATGTTGGAAATTAAAAGAGAACTATATCGGTCTTTTCTGAGTTTGCCTTTTTTGCCATGAGGACCTTTAGTTTCTGGAGTATCCCAACGATCTCTAGCTCCAACACCACTACTAGTCTGTGTCATAACAATAGTTGTAAGTTCATTTTTTAGTTCTTCTATTTCTACAATACATTCGCTTAAGCTGTCATATAAAGGATTGAGATCTGCCTCCAGAATATTTTTCCCTTCATTTTCTAAAGCTAGTCCAATACTTAGAGAATCAAAACGTGGGAAAATAAGTTTTTTATCCTCAAAGTCTTTTCTTAATCCGTGATTAGCCTGAGCCACCCAGTCAGCCTTTGCAAACTGCACTAATTCTAGTATATGCAAACCAACCTGGTTGTCTGTCGGCTTGGGCTTATCGTAATCAATCACTGGCCATATTAGGTCTTCTCCTTCTTGCAAATTTTTTGGGTCGTGTAGAGCCTCTTCAATAGCGACACCACCACCCTGAGCATCTACGCCAATAGTTCTCACATTGAAAACTTTCATTAGGTTTCTTATTTTTCTTGCGCAGAAGCTGTAGAAATCATGGTCATCTACCAAACCTGTTTTTTGACGATCTCTAAAATTCCCCCTATTAGTTGTCCAACAGTAAACTAGTCTTCTATGGTCTTTATTAAGTTCTATGACTGTAATACTAAAATTGTCTTTTTCACTAGCTGGGTCAACGCCTATGATATACTCTTTATTGGGGTCTCCCTTGATGGTAGGATCAAAAGATATGATGCCTTCGGCGCCTTCTATTGGATTTTTATCAGAACAAGTACAAGATTCAATAAGACTTCTCTTGAAGAACCCTTCGCTGTCACTTGTAAAACATGCGGCATATTCCATCTGGTAAATACCGCTATGAATAGTTGCTTTAGCTCTAGCTACTTGTTTATCATCCATGAACCCTTTAGGAATAAGCTCATAGGGAATCCTGATTACGCTATAATCTCGCCAATTAAAATTCTCCGGCACAGGACCACCAAAAATATCTTCTAGCACATTTGGGTCTCCTTGGCTCTCTACAATCTTCTTGTATCTTCGCCAGTATTGAGCAAAGTGCTTGAAGCTATAGTCTGCGGTTCCAGAAATAATAGCTTGGTTGCTTTTCTTAACCATAAGATCATCCATTTCTGAAGTCCATATGCCAGCTTCTTTCATGGCTTTTCTTTTAGCTTCTGCCTTAACGTTTTGTATAGGGCTAGCACTCACGGCAGCAAAACCTGAAACTACAGTTTCGTAAATATCAGGGCTTATTGATGCAAACTCGTCTGCAATAATGATATGGGCACGAAGACCTCTAATTTTATCACCTGTTCCTAAAGGAATGGCAACTGCCCAACTATCTCCTAGCCTCATTGTGCAACGATCTACATCTCGCCGTGGGCCATCGCTAGCCCCATTGAATATACTTCTTATGATATCGCTATTACGCCATAGATTCTCCATATACTCGAATATAATTTTACTCTGTCTAAAAGCACTACCTACAATAACGATCTTGCTTCCCGGCACAAATATACATTTTAATGTTGCATACATAGCAAGAATAAAAGATTTACCGAAACCACGAGAAGCAATAAACATAGGGAATGGTCTTTGCCAAAACTCTTGTAGTATAGCTATTTGTATAGGGTGAAGCTCAATACCGAATATGCTCCTAACAGTGAACCCAAAGTATTTAGGATCTGTCATAATTTTAAGTAAATGTGCATCTGGATTTTCTATGTCATATTTACTTCTGCCAATCATAGTGTTATGATCGACTTTAATCTTGCTGGTATCTCCTAGGCCCAGCCAAGCTTCATCAAACATTTTAGGTTCTATTATGTTCTTCATTGACTCTCTTCATTATAGAAACAGCTAGTGCTTGTGCGTTATTGCGATTACCACAGAAATGTGTATGTACTCCATACTTTGTATTTATCTCTGTTATAAATTTGAGCAGATAGAGTGGCGTGATTCTGAGGTTTTTCCATAATCGTTGTGGGATTCCACTATTCTTGGGGAAGTTTAAAATGTCTACAAGATCAAATTCAAAAAGCATGTGTCTATGTTGATAGTTTCCCATACGCTCTAATACGTCTTTAAATCTTTTTTCTGTTATATTATTAGAGACTTCATTAACGCTACTTTTGCGTTCTATGCATAATAGGTTTTCCAGGCCTTCTATGCTATAATCTCCAGTATCAAGCTTTGCATTAGTTATGTTAAAGCCATCGTTGAAGTCCCAAGGTTTCTGTTCTCTTGTGTCTACTATTATATTGAAGTATTTATTTTTCATAGTTTTTGCTAGCAACGATCCTAAAAAACAGAGGAGCATAGCTATCTTCGCTTCCGTGTATGAATTGGTGGTGTCTTTTACAAAGAGTAATCCCGTTGTTAATATTAAATCTTAATCCTGGGAAATCACTCCATCTTCTTATGTGATGAGCATTAAGCTTCTTTTTAACATTGCATTTAGGCCACTGACAACAATAGTTATCTCTTTTGTATATCTGTAATCTCCACTTCTTGTAATTATCGTCTATTGGTCTATTCTGCATGTTCCACACTTTCTGGGGTTAAAAAGGGAGAGTCGGCGCTCTTGTCTTGATAAATATGAATATCTTCTAATTCTTTTAGGTGCTTTTCTACACTCATGCTCATAATCTCCATTTGTCGCCCCTCGTTTTCCCGAATCTTTTCATCTTCGAGCATTCTTAAAAGGCCAGTCCAACTGCTTTTGCCGTCTTCGATTCTTTTGATTCTCTGTTCTCTGGTGGCTTTTAGGTCTTTACTTATTTTTTGTTGTTCAGAGAGCAGCTTCGTATATTCGTTGGTATAACTGGTTATGCTGTTACGGGCAAAACTTAATTGGGTCTCAAGATTAGTAAGATAAGAATTATCTCGGGACTCTTCTGGTTTTAGATATTCATCGTCAACCATCTTCTGGATTCTCTCGGTATCGGTGATATGTCTTTTTCTTTCTTTCATGCTTCTATTAATAAGAATATCTATTGTAATAAATTGTTTGATCTGAAGTTCCTCGGCCGGCAGCACATCTTCTCGAAACTGCTTAATAAGGTTTACCCAGGTATTCTCGAAATATTCTAATTCGCCGCTATCCTCATCAAATTGCCTCTGGATTTCCGCCCAGAAAGTTTTCTTCCGGAGTTTATGTTTGAGATAATCAAGATCATCATCAGGGTCATCGGGCACCATGAGATGGTTATCATTGATATATCTTTTTACGGGTGTTGTGTTTCGATTTAGAAATTCCGCTATTTCTTCTATTGTTTGTTTATTATAATGGTCTTTAATATATTTCTGTTCTTCTAGGCTCAACTGGCCTCTTTTCCTACTCATGGTTTAAGATCTCTTTAATGTGTTGCAGAAGTAAGTTGTTATACTTTTTCGGGATTTTTTGCCCATAGAGAACCATTAGATAATATTTTCTAAGGTGGACTTTTATGTGTGGGTCAATTTTTCGAATAATTTCCTGGTTTGCTATGGACTCTGAGAGGTCTTTTTGTTTGCTCGGTATATATTCTGATTTCTCGGTGTGGGAAATTTGCATCAGGTTTTTTTTGTTGTTGTTTTTAATATACCAGCTGTTATATAGGGTGCAATTATTTTTGCATTCAAATTTTGAGCACTGGCTCATGCTTTGTTCATATTCTTTGTCATAGTGTTCGCAGTTATTGCATGGTTTATCGGGCCTTTGGTATTTGTCTCTTTTGAAATTAAAAAGACGATTGCGAATGTGGGTCCACAAGAAATTTTCTAGGGGTTTAGAAGGGTCATAGTTTTCTAGTCCCTGAAGAGCAAATATATAGGCTTGCTGCTTCATATCTTCTATGTTATGATATCCGAACTTGAACTTATGTAAGAGTTTGTAACAAATCTTGTCTATTGTTTCAAGAAAGTGTCGCTCTGTTACTTTGTTCAGAATCATCTTTTCTTTGTTTGTTTTCATCTATTAGCTCCGCGATGCTCTTGCCGTCTGGTAGAGCAAGTTCCTCTTCCGATGGTCTTGTTTCTGGGTTTTCCGTTACTACTAGTGATGATGATGCAAATATATGTTTCATAGTTACACTTTTTCTAGGGGCAATGCTATTATAATAGTATTATAGAAGCTATACACCAAAAGTCAAGATAGAATCATAATGTCAATCTTAATAGATAGGGTATTACTTTTTGTTTTGGGGGTGTGGATTGTGTTTGCACTCCCCCCGCGAAAACGGGGGATATCCCCCCTTTGGGGGGGAAATGAAAAAACCCCCCTTGCGAGGGGGTGAACAGATGCACACTGAACAGATGCACACTGAACAGATGCACACTGAACAGATGCACACTGAACAGATGCACACTGAACAGATGCACACTGCCGCGAAAATGCAAACGGTTTGCGATTCTCATTTTCCAAACTGTCCAATGGGAATCCAAAAAAAACTTTGTGACGTAAACCGTTGCAAACACTAGACTTACGACCAAAAAAAAATTTTTTTTTTCTGGGGCTTGCAATCTGAAAATGCCGATGGTATAATAGTGGCATAAGGAAAAGGAAACCAAGAAAAGGAAAACCAAAATGACAACACGAACCGAATCACACGAAAATCTGCATCTCGAAATCATTCCCGTGAGTGGGTGCTGCGGATCATATCTTGATCCCGTGCAAGTGGATCACGAAGTTTGCCCCGATTGTGGCGAACACTGCGAGATTGAAAATCAAGAGTGGATCCTCCTCCGATAGGGGGGTTCTATTCTCAACGGTTCTGGTACACTTCAAACCATAGGAAAACGAAAATGAGTCGCTCCGAAATAGTCGAAAGAATCATCAAACTCAACACAAACTTTCGAAATAACCCAAACGCCCCAAACGTCGCAAGTATCCTCAAGGAAATAGTCCGGCTGGGGAAAATCCTCAAGGAAACCACTTGACGAACCGATACCAGTAGTGTAGACTGAAAGCACCACTCAAGGAAAAAAGCTATGTTCACAATGCTCGATCTAGCCGCCGCCAAGTCTGCGATTGCCGCCAAACGCGGAGACAATCAACTATATACCCCCCAAAAGAGCGAGTTGAGTTTCGATCTCTCTCAAATGTCTCCACTTGATCGTGGAACGTCTGTTGAGTTGATGATCGTCGATCGGATGAATCGGTTCGGAATCGACGCCACCCATATGGGGGGATGTGCTTGCTCAAGTGACATATCCCTATTCGTGGGGGGTAAGATTGTGCGGGGAGAATGCAAGTCTAGCCTACTCGGCCCAACGTCCGGAGTCTACTACTTTCAGGGGGTGAAGCCCGAATGTTTTGACATTCTGTTTTTCGGTTTTGTTTCCCCCACCGATGGGGTAGTCGTCAAGACAACTAGTTCACGCGAGATCGTCAAGTGGGTGGAACAGTACAATCCCAAACGAAAGAAGGACGGCTACGATATCTATTTTCGTGGGGATATGACGAACAACAAAATCCCAACAATCGAGTGGGATCCCTCTGGAGAGGGGGTGGTTAGAGTCTAGGGGGTTGTACCACCCAAACTGGGGGGTTCGATTTTGGCATGATATTTGCACACGCAAAAAAATCTCAAAAAAACATTTGTACAGTATTGACAAATCAGAAAAGTCTGCTATACTTAGGAAAACGAAAGAAAGAAAAGGAAAAAGAAAATGGATATCAAGATCATCAAAA